ACATAGACTCCGGGTCGGTTATACGTTGGCATTATGCCATCTCCTTAATACAGTGGGTTACGGGTTTCACGCCAATACATCCAGCGTGACTTTGTCCTTTATTGTTGTGCTCCCTGCTGCGTACCCATCTTCGGTACGAGCGACCTGATACAATCCAACAAGACTAGTGGCTGGTATCTCTGATGTCACAGATAAAGTATATATCTTTCTGAATACCCTTTTCTTGAATCCGGCTTCTTCGTCTAGCATGTCAGCAGAGCGCCAGTCGAGTAGATCCAAGTGCCTACTAGTATCGTCTGTAGGTACTTCAAGGTACCCACGACGAAATGGAACTACTCTAGTCAGGATGTGGGCCTGTAGGTAGCGATCATGGATGGCTGACCTAGTGAAGGTTGTCACTTGGTACAACAGATCCACCGGTACGTGCTCCATGGCACTCAAGAAGGGTGATGTCCCTATCCATGAAGTACCAGCAGCAAGAGTACTAACATCATCCGTATGGTCAGGCCAGTACGTAAACGTATTCGATTTACCGGCGGTCGAATAGTGCCCATCGGCCTGTCCTGTAGGAGCAGTGCCACGAAACGCATAGATGCGCGTGTCAGAGTGCTGACGGTCGGTAGCGTGGTTAATGTCCATCAACTCCAGAGTGATGAACGGGTACCTTTTCTCAGTTTCTCCCTCGGGATACCTGAAGAATACCTGTACATCACGAGTAGCATCCCTGTCGTCAGACAACTGGATGCCACTGAACTTGGCCTTCATGGCCTGATCTTCAGCCAGCAGGAAGCCAGAGCGGTCAGCCATGTGACACCACCACTTCGCCCATCAGACTGTCCGACTCTGTACTGATCTGGTTAGCAATGGGGGTGGACTCTTTGTGCAGGGTCCTGCGTACGAATCCCTGCATCGGAGTCCCTTCGGCGTCGCCATACTCCAAAGCCGTGGCCCTCTTAGACAGGTGAGCAGGCATACCGTGGAAACCGAACGACAGCATGTCACCACCGGCCTCGTCCTGTGTCACGTCGTAGTACGGAGCCAGTTCAGCGTAGTTTTCGTCCTTAGACAGTACATTGCGTACCTTAGTTACATGGCGGTCTAGAACCTCGTTGATAGACTGTTCAGTTATCTCTGGCAACTGGAGGTACAGCCTGTTTCCATAGGAAATGTAGGCAGGAATGCCAGAACTAAATAAGCCTATGTACTGCTCAGAGGTCCCAGCAAACTTGGGCAGTGCCTTTACAGCAGTCGACTTAGCAGAAGACTCTGGGGCAGCATCCGTAGTTGGCTGTTCAGCCATGCGCTCTCCTAGCGTCCTCTGGGCAGTTGAGAGATCCTAACGCTCATTAGGATCTTGTACTAATGATACACCATTTAGGATGGGAGAGTTGCAGGCCATTCGTAGTCTGTGAAGGTCACAGATGGGGGCCCGGGGTCGTTCACGAACTCCTGATCTAGGTACTTCTCGATGCCCTCAAACGTGACGATAACGTCCTCTTGAGCACGTCCTCGCACCCGGTAGGCGTTGATAGAGTAGTGCCTACCATCGTAGAAGAACATATCGTTTAGGTGCCCTCGGTACTCTGACACATTACTAACCCCAGCGTCCCGCATGTCCTTGACAGAGGCTACGCCAAATACCACCTGTACCGGGTGACGACCGTCTGCCGAAGCCCTCTTGGTGTCCTCTGTCTCCTGTATTTGAAGAACCGGGATGATGACTCCGGTCTGGTAACGCAAGCCACCAGTGGCTAGCAGGCCCTCGTCGTATACGTCATCGAACAGGCTGTCCGTAGACGCCGTTGAGCCGAAGGGCTGCAACTCGTACCAGATAATAGTTTCTCCGGTATCCCGATGATACCGTCGGTAGTTCTCCCACACATGGTCTACTTCACGACGCACATTGACCATTAGAGGTATCTAACGCCTGAAACATACCCTTCGGGGGGGTCCATGTCGATGAACACGTCGGTGCGTAGGTCATCCTGCTCCTCAGCAATGACGATCTCACCATCGTCAATCGGTGAGTAGATCCTCTCAATCGGGCCGTATTCGCCCAACTCACGGGACTTCTGTATCGGCACCAACCGGTTGGTGGTGCGAGAGGTGCGCCTCAGGTTGAAGACCTCAATGCGTTCCAGACCAATGTTGAGGGCGCGAGCCTTCTTCTCGTACTCTGCGGTCCAGTACTGTAGGAGTTGCTGGATCATGCGGAAACGCTGTGAGGCAGGGATGTGTACAGCCTCGGACGTAGTGATGTCGATGTCCCTGCTGTACTCGGTCATAAGCCCCCAGAGGGACTCAATCATAGCGTCAATACCAATAACGTCCCTGACCACAGAGGTCAACTGCTCCCTGTCCATGTCCAGATTGTGCATGTGCTGGTTCAGGGCCAGCGTGGCGTAGAACGTCAGGTCTGCCGGGAGGAGCCACTCAAAGTAGTACCCCTCAACAAGGATTCTAGTTCCAGAACTCTGCGTCGAAGCCAGACGCAGCAGGCCATTCCTGTCATCAAGGGAATACTGACTAGTAGTAAGTGGTGTTGTAGTACCACCGGTATACGTTGCTATCCATAGTTTAGTTGAATCAATGTTTAGATGACCAAGGTCAAAGGTACGGCCTGTGGCGTCGAAGTCCAACTGGAAGAACCGTGGGAAGTCCCGCAGGTAGTTCCGGGCCGTGGTTTCGATGTCAGTCAGCGCAGCCATAGCACTATTGTACTACTAACTCGATGAGTCTGTACCGGGAATGGAGTCCTGTCCGGGCTGATTTATAGCAGGAAACTCGTCCCGTATCCTACCGGGAGTGAACCTACGCACAAGGATAATGTTAGTGGGGGCTTCTGCCGTAGGTTGGGGAAGATCAGCCATTCTCAAGGGCCTCCACCCGTGCAGCCAGTTCCTGAATAGCATTGACTACCGGAGCAAGTATGGTCATGTAATCCAAGTACTTAGTACCGTCTTCCACAGTGTCCACAAGGGTCTCGGAGGACAGGGACTGTGCGTCACACAGAGCCTCAACGTCCTGTGCTACGAAGCCCCAAGAGTCCCCTAGATCAGCGTCCTTCCAAGTGAAGGACACTGGCGCAAGCCCCTTAATAAAGGACAGGCCGGGGGCGGCACCGAAGTTCATCTTCAGGTTCCGGTCAGACCAACCACTGTGCGACGAGGCATAGGCTGTCCCGTGTACCCAGAGTTGGCTCCACTTGTAGGAACTGCTACCACAGCCATAGGCGTTATTAACCATCGCGTTAAGGTCAGCAACCTGTAGTCTGGTATAGATGAACTGACCAGTTCCAGAAGGCCCACCAAAGCCGGGTGATGTCTGGCCCCACGGGTCTGAGTAGATGTAGTGTGCTGGTTTCGTATTGGTTGTGCCATCGTCAATCATCGTCCTGATGCGAGGCCACTCATCATTGATCGTGATCGTGCCGTTACTGTGGGACAGGCTGACCTCAGCGTCACTGGATATATTTATCGCTACCGTATCGGACCCACCGATGTTCTCGGTACTCCCAGCAACCGTAAGGTTCCATTCTGTAGACCCCGTCAGGTCGAGACCACCACCAGCGTCATCGTAGGCGGCTGATATGCCAGAGTGGGTGGCATCGGTGGTGAACATAGCACCGACGATGTCCTGTACCTCTTCAGAACTAACCCCTGTCTGAGGCGTTCCTAGGTTGGTCCACGTTGTGGCGTCTGTCTTTACATAGACTCTGGTCTCACCTTGGCCGGGGGTCATGTTGGAGTCAATGCGGATCTCACCAATGGCACCAACGGCTGACCCGGGTGTAGCAGTGACTACCGTTGGATTGGCCTGTGGGAGGATGAACGCACGCTTGTCCACAATGGACGCAGTAGTAATGTCCGTAGCCCCCACGGCGTAGTACACCGCTGCCAGCAACATGGAGTTGGGCATTTGGGCAGCAGTGTTATAGTCAGGAAACAGAGAGTTGGTCGGACTCTCCCCACCGTTAGCCACGGTGCCCTCCAACACAGTGGCACTGAAGGTGCTACCTGACTTATGGATCAAGACCAGAACGAACTTGGCGTTGCTACCAGAGGATGGCTGGGAGAAGTTAAGGACAGTGTCTGTAGAGATACTAAAGTATTCTCCAAGGAGGAACCCTGTGATCGCACCCACAGTGACAGTGTTTGTCGCTGTGCGTGTCACAGCACCCCCGGTGACCACACCAGAGGTGCGATCCCCTAAGTTCTGAAAGTCACCCTTATCTGGTTCTGCCTGATCGGCATGGGTGGTGTCCGGGCGGTTGGGAACCGTGAAGGCCATGTCCTACCTCATACGAGAGTATCGTAAATGTTTCCGCTCCCACGCAGATAGTTGTACAGATCCTGTGGGAGTTCATAGTACTCCCCATCGGCAAAGTCATAAGGCTGTCCAGCGAAATACATACGCCAAGTACCCTTAACCCGAGCACGCTGTGTTTCGGGCTCCACAACGATGGTTTCCTCAACCATCTCTGCCTCCTTGGCTGGAGCCTTCTTCTTAGCGGGGGCCTTCTTCTTCGGGACCTCTTCGACCTCGGCCACTTCGATTTCTTCTACTTCTTCTACTTCGGTTTCTTCTGCCATCTTAAACTACGGGCCTTTCCGATAGGTGAACTACGTGTGTAGCGAGGGGAAGGGGCACGTAGACCCCATCCCCCCACAACACTATACCAAATCGCAACTAGGCGATTGCACCACCAAGGGTGTTGATGATAACTCGTGACTCGCTCGTGATGACACCGAAGCCCCAGATGGCGTACCATGCTAGGCCGTGCTCACGCCCGAAGTCAATCACGCCACCGTCGCGCAACTCGACCGGCAAGGCAATGGCCTGACCGAAGGAGTTGTCGCCAATCATAATGGCGTTGTAGGCGGTAGCCAGTGGCTGGACACCAGAAGTACTGGAGTCCGAGTCCCACGCTGAGTGCGGTAGGGTTGTTGCACCCAAACCCTGTGTGACCTGAGTGGTCTCAATGAAGACCACATCGTACAGGCGACCGATTTCACCGAGCATGAAGTTACCGGGTGCGGCGTACTTCGTGACCTCAATGAACTCGGGCCAATCACGCAGTGAGCGGCTCTGGCTCGGGTGGACGAAGCACACGTAGGTGTCGCCCAACCGGGGAATGTTCTCCGCAGCCAGTGTCTCAACCGCATCCTTGATGGTTGTGGGTGAGAGGTAGCCCGGTGCAGTCACCGTACCAATGGTACCGCCGTCGTATGGCGAAACCGTGGTACGAGCACCAGAAGCCTTGGTCCGACCGAAGGTGAGCGACGGAGCAACCGTCGAGCCACCACCGAATGGGATACCAGCCTTGTACAGGGTGTTACGTGCTTCAATGTCCATCGACTGGGCCATGTGACGGCCAAGGAGACGTGAGGACGAAGCCATCACGTCATCAAACGACGCATTGAGGAGCAACTCTGTAACCGATATCGCCTGACCACGTTCAGAAACAGTAATCTGAATCTGGCTAGCCGAAAGAGCGGTCGGCTCCATACGGGTACCTTCCGTCAGAGTCGCACCAGCATTCTGATCGACTGCGAGGTTGGTATAACGCATGAAGTTGACGGTGAGACCCGGCATAACACCGAGTTCCGTCTTTTTGACGGCAAACTGCTCAAAGCGAAGAACAGGCATAGCCTGAAACAAGATTTCCTTGCTCCAGATTGTCTGAATCGCAGGAGTCAGCGCCGTATCTGACGAGTAGCCCGTAAGCGACGACTGGTCAGCCGCCGTAGTAATCGAGCCGCCCGAGGGCGCAGGTAGGGCCATAAGGTTTCCTCCGTTAGGGAACTATAGGGTTCTGTTGTTTAAAAGCGGCTTTGTGAAGGCCGCGCCTTGAGGAGCCTGTCTCGCATTTGCATATACTGTTCCATCGGCATGTTGCGGATGTCTTCCGCTGACAATGTTTGATGCTCCGACTGAGTTTCCATTGGCCCAACCGGGGGAGCAGTTATTGACGCCCCCCTCAGACCACTCGGTTGAGCGGTCTGCTGGATTGATTCAAGTATAGCACTACTGCGATCTTTAAGTATCGCAATAGAGTTGTCGATCTCCTCCTCAGTAGTACCTGAGGCTAGATCACGTAGTTCAGGAATGATGAACTCCTCCTCTTCCGCCATGCGGCGTCCAAGGTAGGTCTCCAGTTCACGGTACCGTCGTTCCTTCTCCAACATCGCTTCTTGAGAAGCACGCTCCTCTTCGATCTTGGCAAGGCGACCTTCCCATTCCGTTTCTACTACCTTCAGTTTCTCATCGAACTCAGTCTCACGCAAAGTGATGAGTTCCTTAGCGCTCAGTTCTTCTTCCTCGCGCCTCCTGAGAGCATCAGACTCAGCCTTGGCAAGCCTTGCCGCCTCAGACCGGGTCTCGTCGCTCTCTGTAGACAGGGTTGTCAGTTGCTCCTCAAGGGCCTTGACTCGTCCATCAGAGTCCTCAAGGCGCTTGTACAACTTATCCTTTTCCTGCTGCCTAATCTTCTCTACATCATCCTCTGTGAATGTGCGGGCTGCGGCTGCTTCCTCAGTGCCTACGGCAAACGCCGTGTCCACAATT